TACCTGAACCAACTAATAAAGCACCATAACCGAAACCAATACCAGTAGTTTTATATGCTATACCCATTGCGATAAATGCAGCTGCTACTTGTTGCATTAAACTTGCAAGCTGTTGTTTTATTGATTCACCCAAGTCTTCACCCGTTACCATACTTTGACCTAAAGCGTATGCAGCTTGACCGCCAAATGCAGATAACATATTTGTTAACTCTTGCCCGAAACTCTGGAACTCCTCTCTTAATGCTGAAAACTCCGCACTTGCTTGCAGGTTTTTGGGCATAACTAAAAATGCTGTAATTGGTATTGGTTTAAGTGTGCTACTTGCTAAATCTGTAAGCCTTTGTGTAGCCCTTTTGTCAATTTCAATATTTGATAACTTTGCAGTTTTTTTAGTTATCTGTTTATCGAGTTCAACTATATAGTGTTCAATTTCTTTATTTAACTTTTTCTGTATGGCAAGTTTTTTAGCAGCATCTTGTTCAGCTTTTTTTGTGTCTTCATCCCTGAACTTTTGGCGCAACTCCTGCATTTCAATTTGACCAGCTTCATTAATTCTTACTTGCTGTTCTTTAAGTTGCTGTACTTGATAAAGTTCAGCGCGTGTTAATTCACGCTCTTCGCTTTTGGCTTTATCTTGTATTTCTTTTATCCTGTCTTGCCTGTCAAGTATTTCGTTTGTTATCTTATTAGATAACTCCGCTTCTTGTTTTGCCCTGCCAGTCATCATGCGCACGCCTATATCTTGATTTTCGCGCGCCATATCTTTTAGTGCCTTGCTATAATCTTCAAGTGATTTTTTCGCTTCATCCTGTGCTTTGGATGTTTCGTACCAATTATATGCAAGTGTTGCAACTACTGCAACCAATGCACCTATACCAGTTGTAATTAACAAACCTTTCATTGTTAATAATGAAGGTATAACGCTTGTCTGTATCACCGCGCTTAATGCTGTGAAGCTTGCGCCCATTTCTTTAATTGAAGCTAAACCTTGTGTAAGTGCTAATGCTGATTGTACTTTCAACATTACTTGCTGCGTTTTTTCGCTTTGTGTTCCCAACAAACCCATCGCGCCAGTTACTATTGAAGCTGCACCCGCTGCTTGTTGTAAAGCCCCTGCAACTACGGTAAATTTACTATCCGCTTTGAACGCGTTTATAACTACATTCGTGTCTTCGATTTTATCTTTTATCTCACCCGCTGCCTGTGCTGCTTTTATTGCGCGGGCATCCATTGCCCCATATTTATCTGCTAAATCTATTGCCTCTCTCGATAAAGCCCTGTACTGTTGTTTTAATGAATTGCCACTTGCAAGTATTGCATCCACTCCACCCGCTGCGCGTTTACTTGCTTTATCAGCAGCCTGTGCAAACTTCTCGCTTGCATCGCTAACTACTGATACGGCTTTACTTAAATCACCTTGTAAACCGTTTAACTCCGCCCTGATAGGTATTTCTAAACTCATCGCGCTACGTATAAATTATAATCTTGTTCAACAATAGCAACACCTTCATTTTTAGCGAACTCATCAAATACTGTACGCTGTTGCGAAAATACACAGTGACTTAATACAACCCCGCTATATGTGCCACTTGCATAGTCAAGTGCTGCCCTTACTTTATTAGCTAAATTTTGCGCTTGTGTTGGTGTATCTGCAACTATATCTAACTGCATTAAACTTTCATCCATTGTACTCACACCGCTTTTAGTTGCGTTTGGTGTTGTGCTTATTTCTCGATACGTTATGAATGGTGTTTGGTATGATTGATATTGAGCCAACGGTGTTATACGGCAATTACTTCCAGTGCCCACTATATTAGTTACATCGGTGTTTGTACTTAATATCTGATATATCAATACGCCTGCGCTCATTTCATTTGCTTTTTAATGTTAACTTCAATTAGATTAATTATTGACTTTTGTATTTTTTCAAAAACCTGTGCTTTCGTTTGCTCAAATGCAGGGCGCATAAATGGTCTTGAAACTATTTTACCTGTATATACGTTACCACCTTTGCGACTTCCACCGCCTTTCTTTGTCGCTCTTCTATACCTGTCTTTAGTCCCATATTCAAACCACTTTAACATATAAGCTTTGTAATAATCAAAGTCACTTCCTATGGTTACTGAATAATTGGCTTTACCCTTAAATACATTTAGGCTATTTACCATTTCAGCAGAATTTACTACACTTGAAAGGTTGGCTTTTGCCTTGCTTAACATGATTTGTGAATGACCGTATAAAATGTTTTCTACAACATCAACAGGTGCAAGTTTATCAACAGGCTGCATTAATGGTGCAAGCGTTTTTTTTACACTCGCATCTATCTTTGATTTTATTGCAGCCTTTGTCATAATTTATCAAATCCATTTTTTAACCGTTCAATATCTGCTTCACTTAACCTGCTTTGTTTCTTTTCTAATGGCATAAACTTTTCAGGGTCTTTTGCCTTTGTAGCTCCCGCACTCTTCGCAACTATCCAGCCAACTAACCTTGCACGCTTCCACTCTTCTTGTTCTCGATACTTGTTAAGCATCGCCCACCCGTTGAAACGGTGCAAGATGTAATCAATATCACCCTGCATCATTTCATCAAAGGTAAGCCCCAGCATCCCGCACACAGTAAGAAAACTACTGACTGTTCGGGGATGCGGGGCGTTTATTAGTTTCCCTGTTCTGCCACGCTAAACGCCTTGCCTATCCACTCGCTGTACGCTTCAATCACTTTTACTATCACTCCATTTTCGCTGTCAAGTATAGAGTAAACTTCCTCGATACTTTTGCCTGTGGAATGTGTGATTAAACATACTACCGTGTTGATAGGTAGCCCAAGTCCTTCAGTTGCAGGTTTCAATACTTCAAGTATTGGTTTGCCTAATTCGGTTTCTACTGATAATACAGCTTTTGTGTTTACTTTGATATTCATATTTGTTTGTTAAATTGTTGCTTCTACTAATGCACCGCTACCAGTGAACTCAACAGATACTGTCGTTAACTGATTAGCAGGTGAACTTTGTGAAATATTAGCTATGTAAACTGTGCCAGTATATTTTTTCTGACCGCCTACTTCGCTTGAACATTTCATTGTAATAGCTGTGCCTGCATCCCATTTTGAAAACAGGTCGGCAAGGTTGTAAGCTAATGATTCGTCATGGAATAATTCAGCACTAAATGACCATGACTTTAAGCCAGGCTGTACCTCTTTCCAGTTGTTTGAATCTTTGCTAGTTGCATCCAACATTTCGCGCTCAAGGCTCATGTCTGTTGATGTAAGTAAAGCTATCGGAGTTGTTCCATCGTATAGCTTGATTAGTGTTCCGTTTTGTATTGCCATTGTTTTAAGTATTAATTCTTTATATTGTTGTTGGTGTTACGCTGCCTGTACCTGTTAACTCACAACTAAATGTAGCTAACTGACCTTGAGGTGCTGTCAATGATAGGTTGCTTACATACACATCTCCCGCGTATTCAACATGACCTGTTGTTTCATCTGTTATTATTGCGTTGTATTTTGTACCGTTATCTACTGCGTTAAACAAATTCATAAAACGAATACCCGTAGGTTCGTATGTAGTTGCTGTTTGTCCTATTTCAAGTTGCGTTCCGAATACATCAATTTCACCGCCCGTTGTTGTACATTCTATTTTGCAAGTAAGTACGGTTGCATTTGTAAGCGTTGCGCCTGTCATGCTTACGCTGTATCGAGTCCATGTACTATTAACAACTATTGCATTTGTAGCGGTGTTTGTGGCTGCATCTGTAATGCTTAATGTGATATTGGTATTCACAGGTGAACGTAGCCAAACACTGAATGTACATCCATTCGCTTCGAGTGATGTTTTTTCTGTATTATCAAAATTAACCGCAGGTATTAATACGCTTTGTATGTAATCGCCCGATGCTAAACTAGATGTGCGCTGTGCGCGAATAAAACTAAAAGGGTCAGCAACACTTGCTGTTTGAAATGTAACACCGCTTAAAGTCCAATAAGTAGCGTCATTGTAATACTCCGAAAATGATATAAAGTTTTTATCGCTCGGGTTCACATAAAACCCTTCAGCACTAATTGAAAAAGATTTATTCGCAGGCTGTACAGTCTTAAACTCATTTGAGTATTTATCCGTGCTGTCAAGCATTTCGCGCTCATAGCTTACATCTAATGTTGTCAGCTTGCTTATAATCTTACCGTCAAGTAATAGCCTTATTAAATTTCCATTCTGTATCATAATATCAATGTCGCGTTTATTGTTCTACTCTCTTTACTTC